GCTACCAGACGGCTCTCCCCGCACCCAAAGAATAGCTTTGGAGGACATTCCTGCCACAATTGATTGGTTGGAAAAAGTCTCAGGCTTGAGTTTGCACGACCATACACTGGGCAGCGTGGGCAAAAAAACCAGCTCAGGAGACTTGGATTTTGTTGTTGACGCAAACAAGACTACCAAGGCTCGGTTGGCTGCTCATCTTGCTCAATGGGCACAAAAACAAGGATTTGACCCCAAAGACTATGTGAGAACAGGTGCCGAGGTGCACTTTCTCACTCCCATTATAGGGGACAGCAGCCGAGGGTTTGTACAAACTGATTTCTTTGTGGAAGCTGACCCTGTTTGGATGCGATTCAGCATGAGCAGCCCAGGAGACTCAAGCCGTTACACAGGTGCTGAGAGAAATCAGCTGATGAGCAGCTTGGCCAAGGCCCAGGGTATGAAATACAGTTGGAAAAATGGTTTGCTGAACAGAAGTGATGAGAGTTTGATCAGCCGAGATCCTGTTGTCATCGCACAAAAACTGTTGGGGCCACGAGCCACCCCAAACTCCCTTGACAGTGTTGAAAGTATGAGAACTCTCATCCAGAGAGATCCCAAGCTGCGCCGGGGGCTACAAACTTTGATCACCACATTGAACCAACCCGAGGCACTGGACGCTGAAGGAAAGCCAGTGATGGATCGCAAAACTGGAAAGCCCAAAATGAAGCCTCCTGGTGAGTTCCGGAAAACGCAAGAGGAGGCTCAACGCATTACAGCGTTGACTGGAGCCAAACCCTAACTGCTTGACACTCGGTAGCCGGGGTCAATCTCACTCACATGGATCTTGTTGAACAACAGTGGGAACTCTGGAAGCACACTGGGCAAATCGCTTCGCTCCATCCAGTCATAACTCACGCTGCTGTGCGGCACGTATTCTTCCCAATCATGCGTTCCACCTTGTGCTCGGAGACTTTGATGGAATCTGTGTGCCAGAGGGCATTCTAGGCTCAAGCAAAGAGCCTTGTCCCCTAGCTTTGTCCAGCCTGTGACACTTGCTGGCACCTTCACTGTATTACCGTGCATACTTGTAAGGTGTGGCACAGGGTTGCGACTGTAGAGTACAGTCATATGCAAATCTTCTGGAGAAATACAAGGCACATTGTTGCTTCGGCACCAACTTTCCAGCTGCTTGGCCGAGTCTTCACACATTTTCAGCATAACAATGGTGCCATGTGGATGTTCAACTGATTCTTTCACTGCTTTCTTTGCACCTAATCCCTGTTTTGTTTTGGTGAAAAGCTCCCGCGCCAACTGGTCGTCCAGACCTACAGCCTCTTGAAACTTTTCAAAATCATCCTCTCGTGCAGCCTCCCGAGCTTTTGTGCCTGACACCCCTGTGAGCGAGTCGCTGTCAGGATCACGCTCGCCAGCTGACACCACCTCAATCTCAACAGGGTCTCGGTTGTACTTGCTCCGGATGGCTTCGCTGTTCCACTGGCTCAGCATTTCCTGCATACTGGCGATCCGATCCTCTCCTGCCACAAAACGCATCTTTCTGTAGCCTTGGTTGTAAAGCCAGTCAGCAGCCTGTAAAGGAGTTCGAATGTCTGGCTCGCTGTAGATGTGTGATTTGTGAGTTGGCATGCTGCGTTGCAGGAACTCAATTTTGGTTTCCCAACTCAGAGGGTTCTTTCGGCTATCATGGCTTTGGCTGAGGAAAATCCAGTAGTCTCCTCCCTGAGCCTCCTCAGCAACCCGGTCTGCCAACAGTTGGTGGCCGCGAGTGGGAGGATTCATTCTCCCAAAGCTCCATGCCACGGTTTTGGTTTGACTCTCCGAGAGAGCTGGCTTTTCCTGTTTTCGCATAAACTGCGTGCGGTTCACAAACTTCACCATTCCATGTGGAGTCACACTTACAAAGCCCTCGTGTCCAGGTGTGCTGGCCAAGCTTGCACCAATGCTACCTCCAGCCTGCTTGTCCATTTGGGCTTTCAAATCCAGTTTGAGATTGGCCAGCAAGTTGCTGATACGCCAAGTGGCGTTGTAGCCATACAAATGGTGTTGGATCCAATCCACACATTTGCTTTTCATAGTGGCTGTGGTTTTGCTGAGTGGACTGGTGAGCCATTCCAAAAAGTCACGTGCGGCATGTGCACTGGGACCCATACCACGTTCGGCTCGCTTGGCCAAATAGGTTTTCATCAAAATTGGTAACGTTTTTATACCCTCTTGGGTCAAGCTGGTTTCATCCAAAAACTTGCGCACACTCAGTGCATGTGCCCTTAACTCATGCTGCAATCGTTTTTCCAAACCCGGGTTTAGGTCGAGGTTAACCAGCATAGTTGCCTCATGCGGAAGTATGGCCAATCCAGCATCTGTGCGAAATCCCAGTTTGGTTGCATCACGCAATGCCTCTGGCTCCTCATCACTTTGGCTGCTGTAGATGCTGTGGATAACAAGTCCGGCTTGGCTTTTGTCGATCATCTCACCCAAATGCGAGGCAGTTGGCACTCGATAGGTGATTTTGTTGGGCTGGAACACAAAGCTGCCATCAATGATGGGTGGGCGACCAACATAGAGCAAATCTCCTTGAGCAAACCCTTTCAGCGTTTTAGGAGTGCTGTCTCGGAGTAGATTGTAGAGGCCGGCTATCTTTTGTGCATAGCGAAGCCTCTGCTGGATAGCCACATTGCTGGTGTCTTTGGTTTTCCTCGCCATAATCATCCGGACGATGCTCTCTGGATTGGTGGTCATGCCATCATAAGTTTTGGCACTGAAACCAGCTTTGTCTGTAAGCACAAATTCTTTGCCTCGCCAACCAAACACCAAGGCTGGGCTACCGTCAAATTTGATGCTGACATACTCTGGCTGCTCAGCTGTGCTTCTCAAGATTTGATAGGATTTGATGGCTCCTTCCAACCCCTCGTCAAAAATCAAGTCCTCTGGGTGTTCAATGCGGGCCTTGGCCTCTTCCAATCGAACGCCCACCCGGGGCAACAAATCAACTACTTTCATACTTGGTCCTTGGACTCTCTTGACATTTTTGACACAAACAGTTGACTTATTTATTTTGTGCGCAGTACCATTTTGACTTCTGGCTAAACCATTGGCAAAATTTGTGGTTTATGCACCAAAAGGAGCGCAATGAGCCTGGTCCCCAAAATCAAATACCTTACGAACAAAGATTTGTTAGCTGCCATTCACGAAAGCAAGGTGACGTTTTGCGAGTTTGTAGATAAAAAATATAGCAGTTTTGATGTTATTGTCTACGATTTAGCCTCAGCAACGCCAGAAGTTTTGGAAGCAGCTCGGCAGAAAAAACTCAGCAACATGATTACCGAGGAGAAAAAAGCCTCAGGTTCAAAAACGTTTGAAAGCTCGTTGACACTTGATGACGTACCACTTGATGAAATAGTGGTGAGACTGATGACTTTTGAACACATACCCATAAATCCACTGAAAGTTGATAAAGCCAAAAGCGTTGCTGAAAAGCACATTAGATGCAACTTTCCTCCATTTCAGCATTGGATATACAAAAACAACCAATGGCAATGTGTGGGCAAAAGCCACTACAAAAATGGTGAGTTCACCTTGGTTGGCGGACGTATAACTGATAGATTGGCAGCCATGTGGATCAAATTGGTGGACAGATATGGTCACAGAGGCAACTGGAGAGGTTACACCTACCTTGATGAAATGAAGGCTCAGGCATTGGTGCAACTTACCCAAGTGGGGTTGCAGTTTGATGAGGCTAAATCAGTCAATCCGTTCGCTTATTATACCACCGTCGCATCAACCAGTTTTTTGAAGATCCTACACTTGGAAAAGCGCAGCCAACACATACGAGATGACCTACTCATCATGTATGGTGCCACTCCCAGTCACACAAGACAGGTGGAAGACCAGTTGGCTCAGCAAATGGGTGTAGACAACGCAGATGTCCCTGGCGCTATAGTCGTAGCACCAATTGCTCCAACAGGTGCAGCAGCACCCTAGTCAGTGCCACTCTAATATCGTTTAATCCACACAGCATTACCTGAGTCATAGAATCTCTCATAGCCCATGTTCTTGGCTATCTCTTGTTCCGAATCTCCAGGCGCTTGCCCTTTGATTTTGTGCTTTTGAAACCGCAACCTGCTTTGCACATCATGTAATGATTTGAAATACCAATAGTTGGGTTCGCTGATGTGAGACAATTCAAACCCCACCTGTTGATATCCGTCACCAATGCCCCAGTTCAAATTGCTGTAACTCACAATGGACATGAATCCCAATTCCTGTTGGGCATGTGCTAACAAACGTCCTAAACCGCCAGGCACAGAGTAACCAGGCAACACGCAGAATCTAGCCAATTCATAATCGCATTTTTGCGAGAAACGAGTTTTCACAAAACTGGCAACCGCCAACAGTTGATTTTCAAAACTCAATCCCCAGGCATATTTGGTTGGCAAATACCCCTGCAAATGGGATTGGTTGATGAAAACTTTGGCTGTGGCAAAGTCCACTGTATGGATTTGGCATTTTCTGGCTCCTACTGAGCATCGACTCGATCCCAGCACATATCCCAAACGATCAAAAATCACATCTGGTTTGTTGCTCAACTCGTGTTCCCAAATTTGAATGAGTCGTACACCTTGGTCTCGGCACAATTTCCATTTGCGTTGATGGTATTTCTTATCACCTAATTTTTGATGACGATGATACCATGTTCCGTTAAATTCAATAGCCACGTTGTTATTTGGTAGGAAAAAGTCCACTTCAAGTGGTTTGATCAGTTCTCTGTTCCATTGTGAAAACTCAACACTGTTGGCTTGCAGAAACTTTTTGATACAGGTCTCTCCCCAAGTTTCCTTGTGAGGGTAACAAACAAAACATCGCAAATGTGTATCGCCATTGACCAAACTTGTGAAGCATGTGTTGCAGCTCAGGCATTGAAACGTGTGTTCGGTATCAATTGACGAGGCCACAAATTCATCATAAGAGAACAGTGGTTGCAGATCTGATCTTGAAGAGATTTGGGAAAGATATGTTTTGTTGCGCATGCTGATTTGATTTTTCAACACGCTTTCAGGTGTGAGGAAGGGAGCAAGCACTCCATATTTTTTCAAATTGGTGGCTTTGGTTTTGTTTACCACTTCTGTGTTTTTGGCCGGACAACTTCCACCATAAGAGTCTTCAAATACCTTACGAGTCTTTTCGCGTATCATCTCATGTTGCTGAGGCCACTCAACACCCCAATTTTCTGCAATGGTTGATTGTGCCTTACTCAACACAGTTGGATTCAAGGTCGGGGCTTTGGCTCCGTATTTTTCAATACAGGTTTGTTCGGCTTTCTCTTTCACCAATTTGTGTTGACTGGCAAAATCATAGCCATACTTTTCTCGATTGGTCGCTCGTCTTTTTTCATTAGTGGCTGTTTTTTGCTCTTTTGTCAGATTGGCTTTGTTGTTTTGTTGCGCCTCTTTGTTGCAGACACAGGTGTTTTGGTTACCACAAAAGGGGCGGAACCCTTTTTCCATTGTTATGAAGGTTCTAAACTTTCCTGAACGTGTGCACCAACTGTCGCTGCTGTTGCCACTGTATGCGTAAGCTCGAAACTTATCGCGAACTGAGCCCTCATATGGAAATAATGTGTCAAGCTCCTTTTGAAAATGCTTGAGCTTGTGTCCAACAGCAAAGCTGGAAATCTCTCCCGCCAAAAAACTCTTTTTCAATTCCTCTAATGTCAATGCTTATCTCCAAAACCGTTCACATCCTATTTACTAAACAAAACAATGATAATCAATTTGGTTCACTTCAAACGGTTGCCTTGAGGCTGTTGATCTAACCTTGTCAACAGCCTATAATTTGACTCAAGGGGCTAATATCAGCATGAGTCAAAAATTTTCAAATATTGATTTCTCCAAGGTCATTGCCATTACAGACTTGCATCTGGGCATGCGCAACAACTCCAAACAACACAATGAATGGTGCTTGGAGTTTCTTCGCTGGGTGATTGAGAGAGCTCAGACCCACAATGTGAAAACGCTGCTGTTTTTGGGTGATTGGAGTCATAACCGCAACTCTGTAAACATCAGCACACTTAACTACAGCCACGAGGGCATGCGATTGCTCAGCAAAAGCTTTGACAATGTCGTAATGCTGCTGGGCAATCACGACTTGTATTTTCGAGACAAGTTGGATGTGCACAGCATACCTTATGCAAGAGATTTCACAAACTTGCATCTCATTGATGAGATCACTCCAATGGGCGACTTGTGCTTTGTGCCATGGCTGGTGGGCGATGAGTGGCAGAGAATTCCAAAAATTCAGCAGCCCTATTTGTTTTGCCATGCTGAGATAGCTCGCTTCAAAATGAACGCTATGGTTGAGATGCCGGATCACGGTGGTTTAAACAGCACACACTTCAGCAACCAACAGCTGGTGTTTAGCGGGCACTTTCACAAGCGACAACGCAAAAACAACATCTGTTATATTGGAAATGCCTTTCCGCACAACTTTGCTGACGTAAATGATGACGATCGTGGACTAATGCTATGGAGTCCAGGTGAAGAGCCCAAGTTCGAGAGCTGGCCAGGAGCACCAAAGTTTCGAGTCTACACTCTCAGTGAAGTGCTGGCAGATCCTGTGCGTTTGATTGACAACAAAACTTTTGCTCGAGTAAACATCGATGGGAATTTAAGCTACGAAGATCTCTCATTTATCAGAGAGTTGTTTGAAACACAATTGCAGGCTTTGGACGTGAGCTTTGTGCAAACCAAAGGCGATGGCGAAACAACTGAGCTGGACGACAGCGAGGTGAATTTTGAAAGTGTAGACAGCATTGTGGTCTCACATTTGCAAAGCATTGAAAGCACAAGCATGAGCAAACAGCGCCTAATTGAAATTTATCAGAGCATTTGACCTTGATCAAACTGAAAAACGTAACCATCAAAAACTTCATGAGCGTGGGCGCTGTGAGCCAGGCTGTAAATCTTGCCTCTAATGGCCTAACATTGGTGCTGGGCGAAAACTTGGATTTGGGCGGGAATGGCAATCGCAACGGTGTGGGCAAAAGCACGTTGGTGTCGGCCATCTGCTATGCGCTCTATGGCCAAGCACTAACCAACATCAAGAAAAACAACCTCATCAATTCCATCAACAAAAAGAACATGGCTGTCAGCATTGAGTTTGAGGCCAATGGAAACAACTACAGAATTGAACGAGGCAGAAGCCCTAACTTTTTCAAATACTTGATAAATGATGAGTCAGTCAGTGAAAATGGAAGTGCCGATGAGGCACAGGGTGAGAACAAAGACACACAAAAAGAGATTGATCGGGTGTTGGGCATTTCTCACACCATGTTCAAGCATATTGTGGCCCTAAACACATACACTGAGCCATTTCTCAGCATGAGTGGAGGTAAACAGCGCGAGCTGATAGAAGAGCTGTTGGGCATTACTCTTTTGAGTCAAAAAGCTGAAAATCTCAAAAAACTGATTCAAACCACAAAAGCAAGCATTGAGCAAGCTGAGTTCAAAATTGCCACCATCAAAAGCAGTAATGCAAGAATACAGAGAGCCATTGAAGATTTGCACTTGAAAATCTCACGCTGGGATCAAACTCAAAACACAAAAATCGCAGAACTCCAAACAGCCATATCTGAGATGCGGCAGTTGGACATTGAATCAGAGATTTCAGCACACAAAAACAACGCAGCTTTCAAAGAGTTACAAACAAGTTTGAAGAACCTGCGTGCTCAGCTGCATTCCAAAAACTCACACAATCAAGGTCTTCAAACTCAGCTAACCAGTTTGCTTACGCAATACAGCCAGGTGCAGGAACACAAATGCGCCATGTGCGGACATCAGTTGCATGACAGCAAACAAACTGCATTGCTCACTGAGCTAGAAGAGAAAATCACTCGACTGGATCGTTCATCACAAACACAAGCTCAAGAGATAAATGAATTAGAAAGCGAGATAAGTGAGTTGCTGACTCTTGGTGCTGGTTTAGAAGCCCAGCCAACGTTTTACAAAAGCATTGATGAGGCCTATGCACATCGCGGCAGTGTTGAGCTTTTGGAAGCTGAGCTGTCAAGACTCAGTGCTTCTGAAAACCCCTATAGAGACCAAGTGGGCAATTTGGAAACTACTCTACAAGAGGTGAGCTTTGATGAGCTTAACTCTCTCAGCACACTCAGAGATCACCAGGAATTTTTGCTGAAACTGCTTACAAGCAAAGACAGCTTCATTCGGAAAAAGATAATTGACCAAAACCTAAACTATCTCAATCACAGGTTGAATGATTATCTCACAAACTTGAACTTGCCACATCAAGTGAAGTTCAGCAATGACTTGGGTGTTGAGATCATGCACATGGGCGTGGACTTTGACTTCGACAGTCTCAGCCGAGGCGAGCGAACAAGAGTGTGTTTGGCACTGAGCTGGGCATTCCGAGACATTTTTGAAAACATGAACACCAGCATCAACTTCATGGCTGTTGATGAGATCCTTGATGTGGGGCTGGACACAACAGGATTGGAAAAAAGTTTGGAAATTTTGAAAAGCATGAGCCGAAATCGCAACAAAAACATTTTGCTCATCTCGCACAGAGAAGAGCTCATATCTCGTTGCGATCAAATACTATACGTTATCAAGGAAAATAACTTCACTACTTTCTCTGATGATTACACCCCTGCGGTGTAGCTCAGCTCAGCAATGCGCTCCTTGTTCAGCTCAAAAAATGGCTCAAACTCAGTCACAACAAATGTTTTGTATCTCACATGATTTTTAATTTGAAACTCAGAGAGCCATTTGTTGTCAAAACACGCAAAACTCCCTTTGTGGTTTATCCGAATCACCACAAACCAAAGATCCTCAGGGTCAACCACATCCAAGGTTTGTTGAATCCAACCATCCAACTGCTTGATGTCTCCCTCACACATCAAGCGATTGAAAGGAAAGTCTTTGTAGAACTTGCTTTCAATCACCAGCTTTCGCATGTTGCTGGGCGGTATCAAGTCACTTTTGAAATAGCTGACTTGAGTTGAGTCCATCAACTGTTTCCGTGAGTTGTTTTGACCCCCAATGAATGCACCACTGTTAGGAACCCGAATGAAGGACTGATCATAGAGTTCAGTTAAGAACTTGGCTATTTTGAGTTCTCCAGAATTTCCTTTTGCCTTACCTCGAGTGCCAGCCATTTTTGTCCTAACTATTTCTCTATTTGGTTTGATTTTGCTGACCAAACAACAATATAATCAAATCAAAGCAGAAGATTAGTGAAAATGAGACACACAAAACCTCGCCCAAGCGGAAGAAGCATCTCAATTGTAGTAACCCCATCAGACCAACAGCGTCTGCAAAGCTTTTTCAAACAAGA